CCTAATGCTCCTGAAACAAGAGGTAGAAAGAAAAAAGTAAGGGATGAAGATGAGGATACTAAGAAAAAAGATAAAGAACCAACTGATGACCAAATTAGAAAAGCAGCTAAAAAAGCTGGTTTAGATGAAAATTTAGTTCAAAACGATATCTTTTTAAACAATTTCTTAAAAAAAAACCCTTTAACTGAAGATATTAGAACCGAAGAGGGAATTGCTAATATGTTAGATAGTTTTTATAAGGAAAATTTAAACCTCTATCCTAACGTTGAAACATTTGCTGATGAAGTTAAAACAGCTTTAGATTCGGTATTGATAAAGCACAGCGATGATATTGATATGTAAAAAACATATTCTTTTTTAAAGAAAAAGGCCAAGTAATTTGGCCTTTTTTATCCTAATTATTATATTTAAAATAAAAAGTTATACTATGGATTTAAATGCAATTAAAAACAAGTTGAATTCCCTTCAACAGCAAAAAGGTAAGGGAGGAGGAAACACTGACCGAAAAAATTTATTCTGGAAACCCAGTGTTGGAAAACAAATTATTCGTATTGTTCCTAACAAATTTAATAAATCTAATCCCTTTACGGAAGTATATTTCCATTATGGGATTGGTGAACGTACACTAATTTCTCCAATTAATTTTGGTGAAAAGGATCCTATTGTAGAATTTGCTAAACAGCTTCGCAAAACCAGCGATAAAGAAAATTGGCGTTTGGCTAAAAAATTGGACCCTAAAATGAGAATATTTGTACCTGTAATTGTTCGAGGTGAAGAACATGAGGGTGTCAAGTTGTGGCAGTTTGGTAAGGAAATGTATATGGAATTCCTTTCCATGGCTGATGATGATGATATTGGAGACTACACCGATATTCTTGAAGGTAGAGATATCACTGTAGATACAGTGGGCTCAGACGTAACTGGAACTGCCTATAATAAATCATCTGTAAGGGTTCGTACTAAACAAACTCCCCTTTCTGGCGATAGTAATGAAGTTGAAAAGTGGTTGGATGAACAAAGTAATCCTTTGGAATTGTTTAAGAAGTATACTTTTGATGAAATTAAAGGTTTCCTTCAAGAATTTTTGAGCCCTGAAGAGGAAGCTAAAGAGGGAGATATCATTGATGATGAAACTACAGAAGAGGATGATGATCTCCCTTTTGATAAAGGGGAGTCTCCAAAAAGTTATGCTTTGAAGGCTCCCCTAAAACAAAATAAATTGGATAAATTTGATGAACTCTTCAGTTAATGGCTAAAAAGAAATCACTTACTGAAGCAGTATCTTCAGAACTACAATCAAACTTTGACTTAAATAAATTTAAGGAAAAAAAACTCCTTAAATCTAATATTAAGTTCAAAGAACAAAATTGGATTCCGCTTTCAACAGCTTTCCAAGATGTAACCTCTATTCCAGGCATCCCTATGGGTCATATTACCCTACTTAGAGGCCATTCCGACACTGGCAAGACAACCGCCTTGATTGAGGCGGCTGTCTCTGCCCAGAAACGGAAAGTACTCCCAGTATTTATTATTACTGAGATGAAATGGAATTGGGACCACGCCATTCAAATGGGATTAGAAGTGGATCTTGAAGTAGATAAAGAAACAGGTGAAATTGTAAATTATGAAGGATTTTTTATCTATGCTGATAGAGGTTCTCTCAATACAATTGAAGACGTAGCTTCCTTTATTTTAGATTTAATAGATGAACAAAAGAAGGGTAATTTACCTTATGATTTGTTATTCCTTTGGGACTCTATTGGATCGGTTCCTTGTGAACTATCTGTAAGATCTAACAAAAATAACAATGAATGGAATGCTGGCGCTATGAGCACCCAGTTTGGAAACAATGTTAACCAAAAAATTCTATTATCACGAAAAGAATCATCACCATATACTAATACCTTAGTTTGTATTAATAAAGTATGGACTGCTAAAGCTGAAACACCCATGAGCCAACCAAAATTGATGAATAAGGGAGGTTGGGCTATGTGGTTTGATGCTACTTTTGTAGTAACATTTGGTAATATTTCAAATGCTGGGACTTCTAAAATTAAGGCTATTAAAGATGGTAAACAGGTGGAATTTGCTAAACGCACTAATCTACAAATTGATAAAAACCATATTAATGGTATAACTACCAAAGGTAGGATTATTATGACACCTCACGGGTTTATTAATGATAGTGAAAAAGAACTTAAATCATACAAGGATAGTCATTCTAAAGAATGGAGCCAATTGTTAGGAGGTATGGACTTTAATATTATTGAAGAGGAATCTGATGATATTAATGATATAGCTTCATATACCCACGAACCCGAATAAAAATGGGAAAAAAAGAGTACCTTAAAATGCTCAATCAAATTGAGCAAGGGAGTGATTCACCTCCTCTTAACAGACACGATAGAGTCCTAGTTATAGATGGTTTAAATTTATTTTTAAGGAATTTCGCTGTACTAAATTTTGTGAATGAAAATGGTACTCATATTGGAGGTTTAGCTGGGTTTTTGAGATCTTTAGGTTCGCTTATTAAGCAAATCCAACCAACATCTGTTTACATTATATTCGATGGAGTAGGTTCTTCCACTAATAGGAAGAACTTACTCCCCGAATATAAATCAGGTCGAAATGTTAGAATTACCAATTGGGATATATTTGAAAACCTTGATGACGAACATAACTCCAAAATTGACCAAATAACCCGCCTAATCCAGTATTTAAAGTGCTTACCTGTTAAAATCATATCGATAGCCAAATCCGAAGCGGATGATGTTATTTCCCACTTATCTACAACATTAGACACTAAATATAATTCTCGAGTTGTAATAGTATCTAGTGATAAGGATTTTCTTCAACTTATAAATCGCAATATCACTATCTATAGACCTATAGAAAGGGAATTTTATGATGCTAAAATTGTAAAAGACAAATTTGGGGTTCCCCCTCACAATTTTATTTTTTATAAAACTTTAGTAGGAGATTCTTCGGATAAAATATCGGGTGTAAAAGGAATTGGGAAAAATGGAGTCCTTAAAAAATTCCCTGAATTAGCAGGCAGTAGATTAGAATTACAAGATATATATAATTTAAGTGAAAAGCGACTAAAAGAAGGAGTAGTATATGCTCGAATCCTCCATGACTGGGATAGTGTTGAAAACCACTATAAAATAATGGATTTAGGTAATCCTCTTTTAGACGAAAATGAAAAGGAATTTATAAACAACAAAATTCAGGAAAAAATAGTTAGTCTTCGTGTGTTAGATTTTTTAACTTTATACAATGAGGATGGTTTAAACCATATAATTAAAAACACAGAATTTTGGATAAAAGACACTTTTGCTAATCTAATATTAAATGACGCTTAACACTTTACAATCATACGGGACTGGCTTTCAAATCAAAGTATTATCATCCTTACTTACTCATAAAGAATTCCTGCAGAATATCCATGACATTTTAAGCGACGAATACTTCGATAACAACTCTCATAAATGGATTATTCAACAGATTCTCCAATATTATGACAAGTATCATACTACCCCTACAATGGAGGTATTAAAAGTTGAAACTAAAAAAGTAACTAACGATGTACTTCAAGTTTCAATTAAAGAACAACTTAGAGAAGCATATCAAGCATCTGAGGATGATTTGAAATATGTTGAAGAAGAATTTGCTAATTTTTGTAAAAATCAACAATTAAAAAAAGCACTTTTAAGTTCTGTAGACCTATTAAATGCTGGTGATTATGATTCTATTAGACTATTAGTTGATAATGCTCTAAAAGCAGGTGGGGATAAAAATATAGGACACGAATATAATAAGGATACTGAATCTCGATATAGAGAAGAAGCTCGTATTATTATTCCTACACCTTGGGATAAATTTAATGATATTATGCAAGGTGGCTTAGGTAATGGAGATTTTGGTCTTATATTTGGTAATCCTGGTGGTGGTAAATCATGGACATTGGTTGCTTTAGGGGGTTATGCTGTTAAGCTGGGTTTTAATGTTATGCATTATACCTTAGAATTGAGTGAAGATTATGTTGGTAGGAGATATGACGCTTATTTTACTAATATAGGTGTTGACTCTATTACTAAACATAAAGACAAAGTCCAAACCCTAGTAAGTCAACTACCAGGACAACTTATTATTAAAGAATTTGCTACAGGCCGAGCAACTATTTCAATGCTTAAATCACATATTCGAAAGTGCACTGATTTAGGATTTAAACCTGATTTAGTATTGATTGACTATGTTGATCTCCTTTCCTCGAAAAAACGAGTTCAAGATCGTAAAGGGGAAATTGATGATATTTATATAAGCACTAAGGGATTAGCTAAGGAACTTCAACTACCTATCTGGTCAGTTTCT